GTTGTACATTGAAACGGTCAATGTTGAGTTTTCCAATCCGCCGATGTAAGACCTGTTTGTTTGGCCGAACGCCGTTGACTCAAGACTCTCAATAACGCGCGTCAACACTGCGCTTGTGCATTGATCGGTCATGTCAACTGCGTTGATCGTGACTACTGGGTTAGATAGGTAAGTGCTGGTGGCCATGTGAATTACTCCTCGTTGGTGTCTTTAATAGGTTTATCAGATTTTGTGCTCTTACTGGTGGATTTGATAAAGCCGCCCTCGATCAGCGCCTCTACGTTTACGCCATCGTCTGGCTCGTAGGCATCGCCTACTTTGCCAAGTCTTGGTGATGCGATTACATATGCCATGTTTGTGTCCTAACTTTGTGCTTGCACGTTGATGTTTAGATCATAGGCTGCTAACTCGCTGCCGCCGATGATAGCAATAGTCGGTCTGCCATCGGTAACACCAATTCGAGCGCTAACCACTTTGGCTGCCAAATTCATCAGGCTGCGTTGAGCATCCAAGTTGCCCGGCCCAAGAGTAAGCAACCTGACCGGATACGACAAGGTGAACACGGCACGGCTAAAACCTGTAAAGGATGGCGCGTCAATGAACACACAAGGCGGCGAGATGTTGCGTGGGTCTGTTACTACCTGTAGGCCTGTAACGGCGCTTAGAGTGGCTGCTAGATCGTCTAGTGACTCGTTAAACAGGTCGGTGTAGGCAACTGGCGTTGGCATTAGGCAACCTGTGCGCGGTTGACACCTAGCAACTGTTTGATCATCGGGCTAAGTCCGTTAGACCCACCAGATACCATGCCATCAAAACTAGCGAAGTCTGTCACCGATCCCCTTTGGCGATACAGGAACGCACCATAAGCGCGAGTGCCCAAACCTACGGCTGTTGATGGCAAGACCGTTAGTGAGTCTTTGTAGCCTGCCTCTTGCCGTCTGAGAAAACAGAACGCTGACGCTGCTGCTGCACAGATCGTAAGAAACGCTGCGTCTGCGGCCGTTGCTGTGCCTATGCCAAGATAATCCTCAACATCGCTTGCGGACACCCACGTGCACACTTGCGTGTAAGTGATCGTGCCAGTGCTGGTTGCAACGCGCTCAACATCATCACCAGTGCACCGGTACATCACCTGATTAGGCAGCGGCACGTTGGTGTTAAACATCGGGAAACCATCCGAGTCAATCCCAATGTATAAATACTGTGGCAACGCTTGCACAACAAATGTGCCGTTAAACGGTACGGCTACTGACGCAATAGTGACACTCTCACCAACAGCGATCTCTGTTGGTTCGAGTGTCTGAACTACTGCATAGTTGTCTAGCAATTGCTTGCTGGTAACTGTGTAAGTGCTCATGGCGGTTAGGCCGCCTTTCGATTAAGCCAGTGCGATTGATTGCACTTGGTTTGCATCACCGATAAACGAGGCTACATATGAATAGTAACTCATCAAACGGCCGAGCGTATTTGGTGTCTCCACTGACATGAGGCCACGTACTTGCTCATAAAACTCTATGGCTTGTGAACGTGCTACAACGAGAGTGTTGCTGGCAAAGTTGCGGTCAGCAACCAAACGCAAACCAAGTGGATTAAAGGTTGACATCTGAGTGATGTTTGCACCACCAAGACCGTTGACACCCATCAATCCGGCAGCGCCGACATAACCAAATACAGGTCGCTTGTCAACATCCAACTGACGGCCAAGCAACTCCCAAACGTTAGGCGAAACAAAAACTGTGTCTGGCATAAAGTTTGTAGCGTTCATAATGTTGACTGCTGCACCGTAAAGTGCGGTGATCAACGATGATGGGTCTGTCTGGCTTACTGTCCAAGTTGCACCAGATGCGCCTGCACCAGCAGTGATGGCATCTGCTGCCACGTTGTCGCTGGCCTGCATATATTGTCCGATTAAGTCTGTGAGGATAATTTGCATCGCTGCGGGCGACGTAAAATCCACATCCTGAACGGAGAGGGTAACTTGCCCAGACAACGTAGTTTTAGAAATTACGTTTGACGCAATCACGGGAGTTGTTGCAGATACTGCAGCAAGTTCAGACGATTGTGCGGCAACGCTTGTGTGCGTAGTCCACGTTGGTCGGATAAATGTTTTTTGATTGCCACCGTCTGGCATTGAGCGTGCGCCGACTGCTTGCACGACTGGTCGCATGTACTGGTTAAGTGACTCGAAAACTGGGCCGAGCACTGGCACTGGCAAGAGACCGGGCGTGTTGCTGGTTGTTACATCGCCTGCGGCTGCCTGCAATGCTGTTTGTTTTTCGCCTTGTGCAATGATAAATGCGTCATTGACTTTGCGGAATACTTCGCCGCCTGCGTGGTATGCAGCGAGATACTCGGCTGCTGATGGCATTGCAAAACTGCGTTTTGCTGCTGCGTAAAGTGGTGCAGTTGGGATGGTTGCCTCTACTGCCTCGACTGGTGTTACTTCGCTCATGGTTTCTGTCTCCTGTGTAGGTTCTGTTTCTATAGTACTTATTTCTGGCTCATCTTGTGGGATACTTGCAGCGACTGTGGCAATGTTGGCCATATCTCCAAATGCGCCAATGGGCACTAGCGATAATTCTGTCCAATCGGCTGACTCAATGACCATTGTGCCGTTTTCGTCATACGAGAATTTGCGAGGGTTCACACCCACTGACACCTGATCAATGACCGTTTCTTGCAGCATGATCATCGCATCTTGGCCTTGCGTGCTGGCACTAATTTTGGCTGTAAACATCATGCCGTCTGGTGTGTCCACGCGCTCGGTAACAATGCCTACTGGCATAGACGCATCGTGGTACATAAATAAGCGTGGTGCTTTACCGTCAACTGGCAGGCTGCCCGGCTGAAAAATTACTGACGTGCCATCAGAAACGGTTGCGGCCACACCATAAGGCACGGCAATGCCAGTGATCTCGCGGCGGCCAGTCTCGCCAGCGGCAGCGTCAACGCTTACCTGAGATGCAATAAGTTTGATCATGATGAGTACGGTACACCATTGTTGCGTGGCGGTTGTGGCATTTCATCCATCTCTTCTTTTTCCATCAGATCGCCGTCAAGAAAATCCTCAATGTCAAACTCGACGCAGGTGTTGTTTGGTAAAATGTTGTTGGCTGACAATGTTTGTGTGATGCACTCTGCAATCTGTTTGCAACCAAATGTCCACAGGTCTTGGCGCGCCTCAACACTGTTGGTATAAGCGTATGAGCCAACGCTCAAATTAAGCAAGTACGCGGGGACACCACACACGCGTGACATCTCCATAGCCTGAAACTCTGCTGAGTCAATGAGCAACATCTTGTCTGGACTTGTAGCCGTTTCGATGTAGTGAACTTCAGGCGAAAGAGCCGCCGTCTGGTTCGTCGCTCTAGCCGCATTAAACGATGCTGCCAAGTCTGCGAGTTCGCTTGACGAAAGTGGCTCTGATCCAGCCTGCACCTGCAACACGCCTGCTGGAATTGCGCTAGACGCGTTACGAAACCGTGCATCCTCAAGTTTGATAGATGTTGCAATTGCTTTTGCAGACGAGTACACAATGCCGGGTTGACCGTTTAAGAACTGCACCAAATCATCTGGGTTAATGTGGCCGCCGTTAAAATAAACTGACTTAGATGGCGCAAACCACACGCCTGCAGGCAATCCTGATTGATCTCTTGTTGTAACCATTGCGGCTGGTAAACGTGTAAACGCCGCAGGGTAGCCATCAGCAGTGCGTTCTGTGACATACCAAAAGGCTCGACCGAAACACAGGAGATCTGAAACTGTCCATGAAAGTATGTGATTGTTCGTGTTGGCTCTGTCAATTCTGCGTAACCAACTTCTAGGTGCGAGAGGTATCTGTTCCATCTCTTCGCCGTTCCACATCTCTGTGTACATCTTTAATTTCATTGATGCAATAACTGACGCAATCAATTGTTGTGCGCGCGCAATAGTTGGCACACTCATTGCCTGACCAAATAGCACACCCTCGTTGTAGGTGTAATACTCACCGATCATGGCACTACCGCTTGGGCCGTTGTAATTGTTAAATGTTGAGCCAGCAGCAGCGGCCTTAGATGGTGGCGGCGAGATCGCGGCTTTTGTTTTGCTAAATATGGCCATGCTCTTAGTGTGTCACAATCTGTCTAGTTTGTGGTGGCATCGGCCCGGTATGCGATGCGGTATCCCGACGATAAGCAAGCATCAGGCCGATGCCATATCACACATTAGAGGCTAGACGCTGATAATGGTGGGCTTGTTTGTAAAGATAGGTTTTGAGGCAAGAGCGACAGCAAACACCATTGCGCGGCACGCCGAGATGTCGCC